CGGGTACAAGGTGGACGCGGAACAGCAGAAGCTGATCCGGGAAAACGTCTGCAGCTACTTCGGGGTGTCCGAGAAAGTGATCCGCAACGAGGCGACCGGCGATGAGCTGGACGCCTTTTATAATGGCGCGATTGAACCATTCGCCATCAAACTGAGCGACGCGCTGACCCGGATGGTGTTCACCGAGCGGGAGCGCAACGGCGGGAACATGATCACCTTCGCCGGGGACCGGCTGCAGTACATGAACATCTCCAGCAAGATCTCCATGGCGCAGCAGCTGGGCGACCGGGGGGTCCTGACGATCGACGAAATCCGGGCGCTGTTTAATTACGAGCCGCTGCCGGACGGCATCGGCCAGCATGTGCCGGCCCGGGGTGAGTACTACTTCGTGGACGAGGGGAAACAGAACGGAGGTAACCAGGATGAATAAAGAGGTACGGAGCCTGGAATTCGAGATCCGGGCGGAGGAAACCGGCAGGGAGGAGCGGGCCGGACGGCTGACGGGCACGCCGATCGTGTTCAACCAGGTGACGGACCTGGGCTGGATCCGGGAGATGATCGAGCCCGGCGCCCTGGACAACACGGACCTGCGGGATGTGCGGTTCCTGGTGGGACATGACACCACGGGGATCCCGCTGGCACGGAGCCGGAACAATAACGAGAACAGCACCATGCAGCTGTCGGTCAGCGAGAGGGGCATGGACATCCGCGTGGATCTGGACATCGAGAACAACCCGCGGGCAAAAGAGCTTTATTCAGCTGTGAAACGCGGCGACATTACCGGGATGTCGTTCATGTTCACGGTTGATAAAGATAGCTGGGAAGACCTGGAGAGCGAGCAGCCGCTGCGGAGGATCAACTCCATCAGCCGGGTGTTCGAGGTTTCCGCGGTAACTTTCCCGGCGTATGAGGGAACGAGCCTGGAGGCGGCTTCCGAAGACTCCGCGCTGGAGAGCGCGAGGGCCTCGCTGGAGAGCGCAAGGAAGCAGCTGGAAGAGGAACGGGCCGCGCAGGCCGAAGAGGAGCGCCGGACGGCGCTGATCGAGCGGCTGAACAACCTGAAAGGAGGCAAAGAGGAATGAACTTTGCCGAAATGAACGGCGAGCAGCTGCAGGCCAGGATGGACGAACTGATCGCCGAGACCAGCGAAGAGAAGCGGGACGCGCTGGACAACGATGAACTGGAAGCCCGCATCACCGAGATGGAAGCCCTGAAGGCTGAAATCGAAAAACGCAAAGCCGATGCGGCCGAAGAGGCCCGGAAGTGCGAAGAAACTGCCCGGATGACGGGCAAACAGATTATTGAGGAGGACAAGAAAATGGAAGATCGTTTTGCTGTAAATTCCCCCGAGTACCGGGAAGCGTTCCTGAAGAGCCTGCAGGGCAAGGAACTGACCGCTGAAGAGCGTACTGCTATGACCGCCACCGCGGCGATTCCCACCGAGACCGCCAACAAGATCTGGGGCAAGATGGAGCTCTACCCGATCCTGAACGCCATCGACGTGATGCACATCCCCGGCAACGTGATCCTGCCCGTGGAAGGCACGATCAATGCCGCGGCCGTGGTTGCCATGGGCACCGCTGCCACCGACGGCGCCGACGCCCTGACTCCTGTTTCCCTGGGCGCCTACAAGCTGATCAAGACCGTGGAGATCACCGCGGACGTGAAGGCCATGGCCGTCCCCGCTTTCGAGGACTGGCTGGTTGACCGCCTGGCCAACAAGCTCTTCCGCCTGGTGGCTGCTGAAGTCGCTGCCGGCACCGGCACCAACGAACCCACCGGCCTGGCCACCATTACCGCCACCGGCACCTACACCAAGGCCGCGATCACCTACGCCGACCTGCTGACCATCATCGGCAGCCTGCCGGCGCAGTATGATCCGAACGCCAGCTTCGTCATGAGCCGCGCCACGTTCTACGGCAACGTGCTGAACGTGACCACCACCCAGAAGCAGCCCGTCGTGGTTGCGGATCCCCAGGCTCCGGCGAAGTACAACGTGTTCGGCTTCCCGGTGATCATCGAGGACGGCGTCGGCACCGACATCATCTTCGGCGACCTGAAGGAAGGCTATGTCTGGAACTTCGCGAAGGACGTCGAGGTTGAGAGCGACGCTTCCGTGGCCTTCCGGACCGGTTCCACCGTGTTTCGCGGCATGGCCCTGGGCGATGGCAAGCCCACCGGCGTCGGCCTGGTGCGCTACACCAAGGCGAACGCCTGATCCGGAGAACCTTAGGAACTGATTCACAGGGGCGGGGCCAATGCGGCTCCGCCTCTTAACTTTGCGAGGTGAAAACGATGCTTAGTGAATGCAAGCTGGCGCTGCGGGTGACGGCCGCCCAGTACGAGCCGGAGCTGTGCTCCCTGATGGACGCGGCGGCCAAAGACCTGACCATCGCCGGCGTCGTGCTTCCGGGCACGGTTTCCTTCGCGGCAACGGACCAGGGGATGCAGGACAACTCCACCCTGGCGGACGCGCTGTGCATGAGGGCCATCTTTACCTATGTGCGGGCGCACTTCGGCAGCCCGGCGGACTACGACAGGCTGGCGGAGAGCTACGAGACCCAGAAGGTGCAGCTGATGCACGCGGGAGCCTACACGGACTACGAAGGCGGTGAAGCCAGTGCTGAAGGCTGACGTCATCAAGCTGATCAAGGTGAACCCGGAAGCGGCGGGCGTCGGCACAGAGCCGGCGGAGACCAACCGGACGGTGTTCTGCACGGTGCGGTCGATCGGGCAGCAGGAAGCCTATCTGGCGATGGGGCAGGGACTGAACCCTGAGCTGAAGGTGATCCTGGCGCACGACTTCGAGTACGAAGGCGAGCGGCTGGCAGAACTGAACGGCACACCGTACGACATCCTGCGGACCTATGTGACAGAGACGGACGGGATCGAGCTGACGCTGCAGCGGGCGGCGCGGAACGCGAGGCCTGTACCGGCGACTGAGGGGGTGGGCTGATGCCGGCGGAGTATGAGGCCCTGGTGGCCGCGCTGAAGCTGACGGACATCCCCTTTGCGGAATACGGCTGGAAAAGCCGGCCGGAGGGCGCCTACGGCGTGGTGCAGCTGGACTTTGAAGCCGGAAGCCTGGACGGGGACGGCGCGAAGCTCGACCGCAGCTGGGAAGGCAGCGTGGACCTGTTCTATCCGAAACTGACCGACCGGGATGAACTGATCGACGAGGTGGAGGAAACGCTGACCGCGATCTGCGGGAACAGCTGGGAGCTGAACAGCACGCAGTACGAGAACAGCACCGGGCTGTTTCACGTGGAGTGGGTCTTCGAGGTGATGAGCTGATGCCTTTCTACATGAAAATCGACGGTATGGCGGAGATCTCCGAGCAGCTGAGCAAGCTGGAGGAGAGAGCGCCGGCTGTTGCCGCGATGGCGGTGTATGACGGTGCTGCTGTGATGCAGAAGGCCCTCCGGAAGGCGATGGAAAGCATCAAGACAGCGCCCTTCAAATACGCGAAGAACGGAGAGCAGCGGCTTCCGTCGCCGGAAGAGAAGGCGATCCTGGAGCAGGCCGGCATCGGTATCGCGAAGTTCGACAAGAACGGCGTGGAGATCGACACCTCTGTGGGCTTCAATCAGTCCGGATACGCGGATGTGAACTGGGACCACATGAGCAGCAATGCGAGGACGAACTACAAAGCGGTGAGCGTAAAGGGGCACGCGAGCAACAGCGCGAGCTTCCTGAAGGCAATCGGGCACGACGGCGGAGGGCAGAACCAGAAGCCGATCGGAGTGGTCGCCAACGCCATCAACAGCGGGACCAGCTTTATGAAAAAACAACCATTTGTGAGGAAGGGCGTGAAGAACGGCTCCGGCCCCGCAATGGAAGCAATGAAGGCGAAGATCGAGAGCGCCTTTGAAGAGATTACCAAGTAACGGAGGAATAACACTATGAACGCGAATGTGGGTATGGTTTATCCGGTAGCCGCTCCCGTGAGCGCCTACACCCCCGGCACGAGCATTACCTACTCTGCCGGATCCAATTTCGCAGAAGCGGTCAGCGCGAGCCTTTCCTGGGAGCGGGCGGACGGCCACTTCTACGGCGACGACGTGGAGCTCGACAGCGACAACGGCATCCTGGGCTACACGATCAGCTTCGAGCCGGCCGGCCTGAGCGATGACGCGCGGGCGCTGCTGCTGGGCGAGAAGGTGGCGACCCAGGAGTATTCCATCACGGACGCCACCGCGCCGGACGTTGGCTTCGGCTACATCCGGGTGATGCGGGACAAGGGCGAAACCAGCTATGAGGGCTGGTGGTTCCACAAGGTCAAGTTCGGCGTCAGCAGCGAGGAAACCAGGACGAAGGAGCGCGGCATCGAGTGGCGCGTGCCGACCCTGGAGGGCACCGGCGCGGGCATAAGCCTGGACAACACCGGGACGCTGTCTTTTGCCTGCCACAAGACCTTCGACACCCTGGCGGCGGCGAAGACCTGGGTGAACGGCAAGGCCGCGATCCAGTGAACCTGATGACCGCGGGGGCGGGGGACGGTGCGATCCTCCGCCTCCGGCTTTTTTTTGACAGAGAGGAGAAAAGGGAGAAATGGCAGCGATCACGCTGAAGGGGCGGAGGATTCCGCTCCTGTATACCACGTGGGAGATGAAAGAGATCCAGGAGGAGATCGGCCGGAACGACCGGATCATGACGATCATCACGGGCCGGAACCCGGACGACAAGGCGGACACCAGCGGCTTCGGGGCGCCGGAGCACCTGGAGGCCATCGCGAAGCTGATCCGGATCCTGGGGAACGCGGGGCTGGAGGAAAACGGCGAGCCGGCAGACCTGACGGAGAAAAAGATCCTCCGCGCCCTGAGGCCGAACGAGCTGGCGATGGCGGTGAACGCCTGCATTACGGCTATCAATGAGGGCCTGTCCAGCGAGATCCCGAAGGAAGAGGAAGAGGGACCGGTGGACGTGACGCTTGAGGAAATGAAAAAAAAAGGAACGAAGGACGCCTGACCTACCTGATGGTGGTCAGCCTGGGGCTGATCGCCGGGCTGAGCGTCAGCGAAATTAACCGGATGCCGCCGGGGCAGGTGATGGACCTGTACCTGTACCGGCGGAACTATGACGATGTGCAGCATCACATCATGAGACAGAGAGGGTGACAGCATGGCAAACGGCGTGAACGTCAAGATGGGGGTTTCCGGAGTCGCGCAGTTCAAGCAGAACATTTCCACGGCCCGGAACAGCCTGAAGACCCTGGACGCCCAGCTGGCCCTCAACGAAAAGCAGTACAAGGCCACCGGCGACGCCGAGGGCTATATGCAGGAGAAGAGCCAGCTGCTGGAACTGAAGC